CTTATTGTACTTAAGAACAACCAAGGAACAGAAGAAACCCGAGTCCGTCATATGGATTATGGGGTTGTGCTTAGTGCTTTCTTCTGGAGACGATTCAAAAACAAAGAAAACATAACATTCTTTGATCCTAATGAAGTGCCTGACTTATACGAAGCCTTCTACACTAACACAAAACGGTTTGAACAATTATATTGTGAATACGAAAAACGTAAAGATCTACGTACTAAGACAATGTCAGCTGAAGAAGTATTTAAAAGTGGAATACTAAAAGAACGTACTGACACTGGCCGCATCTATCTAGTGTTCATTGACAACGTAATGAAGCAAGGACCGTTCGATCCCGAATACCATACAATTTATCAAAGCAATCTATGTTGCGAGATTCTATTACCAACTAAATCGTTCAAGCGTCTTGACGATGCAGATGGCCGCATAGCGTTATGTACACTGGGAAGTATCAACTGGGGAGCTTTCAGGAATCCCGAAGACATGCGCCGTGCTTGCCGTATATTACAACGTAGCCTATGTAACATACTTGATTACCAAGACTTTTTAAGTATTCAAAGCAAACTAAGCAACGATGAAATTCAACCATTGGGCATTGGCATTACAAATCTTGCCTACTGGCACGCCAAGCGTGGACTCAGGTACGGCGAGAAGGATGCACTACAAGATGTTAAAGCATGGATGGAGCATCAAGCGTTTTACCTAACAGAAGCAACTGTTGAATTGGCCAAAGAACGTGGACCATGCACACACAGCGATAAGACACGTTATGGCCAGGGCACATTCCCGTGGGAACTACGTGCAACGGGCGTTAACGAATTGGCAGACTTTACTCCAGAACTCGATTGGGAAACTCTACGTACTAATATGAAACAGTACGGTGTACGTAATGCTACACTAATGGCAGTAGCGCCAGTTGAATCTAGTAGCGTAGTAATCAATAGTACTAATGGCATTGAAATGCCCATGAGCCTAATCAGTACTAAAGAAAGTAAAGCTGGATCTTTTGTACAAGTTGTTCCTGAATATCACAAGTTGAAGAACAAATATCAATTAATGTGGGAACAAAAGGACTGCGATGGATATTTAAAGACGGCATCTGTTCTCGCCGCCTATGTTGACCAAAGCATTAGTACTAACACATTCTATAATCCAGCACATTGGGCGGATCGTAAAGTACCAACTACATTGATTGCCAAGAATTTGATGCAAGCGCACATGTGGGGATTGAAAACATTCTACTATAGTTTGATTAACAAAGCTGGTAGTAAAGCAGATGCAGAAGAAGCTCCTACAATGTTAGAACCTATCGACTTCGACGACGAAGAATCCTGTGAAAGTTGTAAACTATAAGGAATCGATATGTTAAAAGATAGAAGAGTATTATTAGAACACGATCTCAAAGAGGCACACGACCGTGCCTCAAATATGTATTTGGACATTGTTACCAATGACGGTGATGTTCATAGCATAGAGTATCAACGGGCACGAGATAACATTTCTAAATTAGAATTTGATCTTAATATGGTTAATCAATTAATTCACAAGGGTCATGCGTAATGTTAGAAACAATATGTGACATAATGGTAGACGCTTATAAGCGTAACTGGATTACTAGTCGTGATGGTAATGTTAGCATACGACATCATGATCGTGACCATTTTTACATTACACCAAGTGGTGTGCGTAAACAAACACTACAGCCTGATCAGTTTAAGAAGATTGGCATTGAAAAAGGCTACTATGATCAACCTCCCCGATTGTATCATGCAATCAAAGAGCTGGAGTATACTGAGATCAGTGCCAACCTAAAGCCCAGTGGAGAGCTTCCTTTACACTTTGGCCTACAACGAGAAATGGGACAGCACACCGGTGAAGTTCGTGTAGTTGTACACGTTCATCCCACTTACTGTATTGCGGCCATGCATGCCGGTATTGATCTAAGCACTGTAAGCACAGCTTTTCCAGAACTGAACCGTTATACCAAGGTAGCACCTAATGTGGGTGATGTGCCTCCTATTAGCCAAGAGCTTGCGGATCAATGCCATAAACAATTACAACTAGACAATGACGGCAACATTGCTTTTGACATAGTGGGTATCAACGGACACGGAGTTGTTGCCATTGATACAAGTCCATGGCGAGCATACGAACATATAGAAAGATTAGAACACATTTGCAAGATAGTACTTGCATCAGGAAAATATTAAAATGTCAAAACAACAATATAATTTAAACACCAAGACAGACTATCTTAATCGCAAGATGTTTCTGGATCCAGCAGGTCCAGTTACCATTCAACGCTTTGAGGAAGTGAAGTATCCAAAGATTGCCAAGTTTGAAGAAACAGCACGTGGTTTCTTTTGGCAACCAGAAGAGATTAGTTTGACTAAAGATAGTAATGACTTCAAGGATGCTAGTGAAGCAGTTAAGCACATCTTTACTAGTAACTTGCTACGTCAAACAGCATTGGATAGTTTACAAGGCCGCGGCCCAAGCCAAATCTTCACACCTGTTATAAGTTTGCCCGAACTAGAAGCACTAGTGTATAACTGGACTTTCTTTGAAACTAACATTCACAGCAAGAGCTACAGCCATATCATTCGCAATATTTACAATGTGCCCAAAGATGTATTCAACACTATTCACGACACTAAAGAAATTGTTGATATGGCATCAAGTGTAGGCAAGTATTATGACGAGTTGCACAGAATTAACTGCATGAAAGAAATAGACGGATCAGTTAATGAAGAAGCGCATATTAGAGCAATTTGGATGGCACTAAACGCCAGCTATGCACTAGAAGCATTTCGCTTCATGGTATCATTTGCCACAAGTCTTGCAATGGTAGAGAATCGAATCTTTATGGGTAATGGAAACATTATCAGTTTAATTTTACAAGACGAGTTACTACACAAAGGTTGGACTGCTTACTTGATTAATCAGGTAGTCAAGGAAGACACACGTTTTGCTGAAGTAAAAGGAGAATGTGAACAAGAAGTGTACGAACTATATATGGATGTTATTCGCGAAGAAAAAGATTGGGCAACTTATTTGTTTAAAATGGGCCCAGTTATTGGACTCAACGCTAACATCCTGCGTGACTTCGTTGATTACACAGCAGTGTCTGCGCTTAAAGATATTGGTATCAAATATCAACAAGCCGCACCACGCAGTACTCCTATTCCATGGTTTAACAAACACGTTGACACCAGTAAAAAACAAACAGCACTTCAAGAAAACGAATCGACAAACTATGTTATTGGTATTATGAGCGAAAGCATTGACTATAACGAGTTGCCTGTGCTATTATAAACATAAGGGAATAATCATGAAAGCAGTAGTATGGAGTAAGAATCAATGTCCGTTTTGCGACCAAGCAAAAGCATTGTTAAAGATGAAAGAAATTGAATTTGAAGAGAGAAATGTAAGCAAGGATTGGACTAAAGAACAATTATTAGAAGCAGTACCCACTGCCAGAACTATACCACAAATTTTTATTAACGATCAATATATTGGTGGATATGACAAATTAGTCGAATGGATCGACAATAATCAGATATAATCTGAATACACGGAGAGAAAAATGTTACTTAATGTACCTTATAAAACAGGAGATGTAGTTAGTATGAAACTAGTTACAGGTGAAGAAGTTGTAGGAAAACTAGACGATGACGGAACTGATAGTGTAACTATCCATCGCCCATTAGTACTTGCGGCAGGCCCACAAGGAATGAGCCTTGCGCCATATATGATTACAGCCAATGATGCTGGCCTAGTTACGTACAAACGTACACACGTAGTTGCCATGGCCGCAAGCGCCAAACAAATGAGTGATAATTATCTGCAAGCAACTACCGGTATTGCATTAAGTTAAATAGTAATACTAGGAGATATAATATGCCATACGTAGCAGGAGGCGGGCCACAGGCTGATGCCGGATCACCAGAAGTTTTAGATGTTTTCCATAGCGGTAACGTTCGTGCTAATTTCGTTCCTATTGCATTGTGGCAAGATCCACAAGGAACAGAAGCGGCAATCTTATCAGCAATTTCTCTTCCTTCTTATGTTAAAGAAACAGTATCAAGTGAGCACACAGAAGGCGATGCTGATAGTCCAGCAGATGTTATTGCCGAACAAAATAAATTAATTGCAAACGGTACGTTAGATGCCGCCGCAATTGCGGCAGGCAGAAATGCTACTTCGAGCAGAGATGATACTACCGGACCGTCGAATGTACCTGCCAACACCGCAGGGTCAGTACAACTTAGTTCTGACGTTGACAACATATTATTATATGATAGCCCGTTAACTGGTATTAAATATTATGTCAAAACAGTTACCAAACAACCAAACGTTATATATCCCTACGATGTAGCCAGTCTTGCTCAACCAAATGGCACCACAGTTCAAGCAGTATGTGACAACCTCAGATTGTTAATTATAAATTCATTTGATAAAATTAAAAAACAATATCCTGATGCCTTTATGACTTGTTCATTTAGGAAACGAGGAGTAGGAAGTCCTACTAGCCAGCACCCCTTGGGCATGGCCTGTGATATTCAATTCTCTAAAGCAAGTCTTCCGGACTATTTTACAAGAGCACAATGGGTCAAAGATAACACAGTATATGATCAGTTCTTATTGGAATATAAAAATACACCACGCAAAACGGCATGGTTACATTTAAGTTTTAACAAAGCCAATAATCGCAGACAAGTTTGCACATTTATGAACGATTTAAATGTCAAAGGTCCAGGTGTTACAGGTTTATACGATCTTTCTGGATCTTTATAATTGGACAAATTTATAATTGACATAAACTGATCTCTATGCTAAAATAATAGTATAGGGATTTTTTTATGTTACTAAAACTTCTAGATAAATTGGGTCGTAAACGTATTATTATGGATAGGGTTGATCACGAACCCTATCTAGAGCGTTATTATATTTTCCTCAAGGAACGCAATTGGTTTCCATTCAATATATTCATACACAAATTTCTAAAATCAGATCCAGACGATGTACATGATCATCCATGGCCCTATGCCACGCTTATTCTAAAAGGCGGATATTGGGAATGGATTCCACAGTTTGACAAAGATGGTAAAAAGTTTGGAGAAATAGCACATTGGCGCGGCCCAGGTCATTTCCGTACGTGTAGTGCTACCAGTTACCATCGTATTGAACTAGATCCTAGTGTAACTGCATGGACATTGTTTATGCCAGGCCCACACAAACGTGAATGGGGATTTTTGGTTAAAAATAACTGGGTACATAATGAAAAATATTTGGTAAATATGAAACAACAACGACAGTAATTTAAGTTGACAAAGATACCTTTATAATGTACAATGTAAAAAGAATAACAGTAATGAATAAACCGTTAATTGGATAATAGAACATAAATGGCACAACATACTAACTACTGGAGTTGTACTCCTTTCGCAGATTGGCTTCGCGGCACCAAAAAGCTCAGCGCCGGCACAAGTGAAGAATGGGACGACTGGACAACTGCGGCGCAGATGAAGCATAACTTCCGATATTGGCTTGCGGAAGAAGCACTTGGTCACATCCAAGATTTTGTAACATGGCCTATAAGGAAAATTCATGCTATCAAGTACTACATTAACAACCGTTGGGTTAGTCGGACTCATAGTCTTACCGCTCATCCCCGGGATATTAAGCCTGGCCAGTGGCAAGACGTGGGGAACCGCTTTTTGCCTTGCTTATTCAATGAGCTGGTTGATTTTGTTGAGATAGAATCAGCTTGGAGTCATATTGCCTGGGGCAGTAAAGAAGACCGTGCAAAGTACAATCCTCCATTCTATGCAAGTGGCTGGTGGCGTTGGAGAACTTGGCGTTGTCCTCAAGCAGGTATTGATCATCTTGACTGGGCAATGACACTTAAATTTGGCAACGATATGGGCGTGGAAGAAGGTAGTGAAAACTTTGACAAGCCTACTGGACAAGCTATCCGTGCCAAAGAACTCAAAGAGCTTTACACTTGGTGGACTGTAACTTATCGCAATCGTCCTGATCCTTATGATGCCAGTGGCTGGACTGAATATTGTGAAACTAGCAGAATTGCCAATGGCGGCAAATTAAGTTTCAGCGGTGACAAGACACCCGAAATGAAAAAGATGAGTACTAAGGCCCACAAGCTATTGCAAAAAATCGAAGCGGCCTACGAAAAAGAAGACGAAGCAATGATGATTAGATTGATCAAAGCTCGTGATAGTTTGTGGACGTAACTGCTTCACTCTGTTGTCGAAAAACAAAATCGTACTCAGAAGAGCATGACTGTTTTTATTGTAGTAATTGTAACCTATGGTTAGAGGATAAATGTGATGACCCAACATGTGAATACTGCTGTACTAGACCTCCTAAGCCTTCAGACTGCAAGCCCATTCAGGATGTGGGTACAGAACCTTTGGATAGAAAACTGTGAAGAGCGCCGTGTTTATAAAGAAGACACGGTTACAATGCAACAATACTGGAAAACATACAAGTGGTGGATAAAGAGCGAATACAGGACACACAATGGAAAAAAATTCAGCTGAAATGGCGAATGATTTAATATCAAGAGTTAAGTCAGGAAAACTAGAACAATTTATAGTAACAAAAACTTTACCCGAAGAATTTGTGCTTAACGGACGAGTACCATTTGATTTGTTTATCTTTAGCAGAGAAGGATATCAAATTGCAGAAATAAAAGTATGGGCAGTAAGTGCAACTGATGCAGATAAGACTGCTGATGAATGGATTAAAGGTTTACTAGTATGAAATTACAAACTCCGGCACAAGGTATTATGCAAACCAACGAGTGGTCAGACGCAAAAACATACGTTGTATCCTGTGAATGTACGGATCCAGAACATCAACTTAATATGTGGATAGAAGTTGAAGGTGATAATGAATTACAATCTGTGCAATTATCATTTTACATTGATACGTGGACACCATTTTGGGATCACAATTTTAGTCGCTTTAAAGCGGCTTACAATATTTTGTTTAAAGGAGTAATGAAGCAAGAGCATCATATAATTTTAAACAAACAAAGTGCTTACAATTTATCAGGCACAATTAACAAAGCAATTAAGGAATTAGATCATGGCGACAGCAAAGACAGTGAATAAACTCAGCGATAAGCTGACTAAAGTAAATGAATCATTTACAGTTAACATGTACGACAACGGATATATGGTAGAAGCAGGTGGCCGTAACAAGAAAGGCGACTATGTCAACGCCAAAATCTTGTGTAACACCTTAGACGAAGTTGTAGGCCTAGTGCGCGAAGCAGGCGAAATGGACAGGGACGTCTAAAGGATAAACATGTCATTAACATTAGATAATTTAGCAAGTGCATTGGCCGGAGAAAGTCAAGCACACATCAAGTATCGATACTTTGCAAAGATTGCTCGTGCAGAAGGTTTTGAAGATGTTGCAAAACATTTTGAGCACACCGCAGATCAAGAACTATTACATGCATGGGGACATTTGGAATTACTTGTTGGTAAGCCAACAACTGAAAAATGTTTGGAAATGGCCATTGAAGGTGAAACATATGAGTTCACTACAATGTATCCGGAGTTTGAATATCGTGCAAAAGCCGAACATAACATTGAAGCAGTGAAAGAATTCAACGAGCAAGGGCGCGAAAGTCAACAACATGCACAAGAGTTTAAAGCAGTATTAGAAAAAGCTAGTAAACGTTTTGCGGCATTGTCTAAGATTGAAAAGCGTCATGCAGAAGCATACCAAAATAAATTAAACGATTTAAAAAACAAAGAGCAATGGGCTCAGGAAGCAGGAGGATTGTAATATGGAACACGTATGTATAGTTTGTGGACATGTCCATGATGAAGAAATAGAAGGCAAGTGGGAAGATCTAGCTGAAGATTTCTTGTGTCCTGAGTGCGGTTGCGGCAAAGACGAATACGAATTACTTTAATAAGGAACTAACATGGCTTGGTGGAAAGTATCAACTACAGAAAAGAAATCATGTGAAGAGCGTGAGATTTGGACCAAAGACGGTAAGACAGTTACTCGCATTAATGGATTCCGTTGGGGAACATTTAACGTAGAAACTACCGATGACAATCCGCCAGATGGTATCACTGCTGAAAATGACGACGGCATTAACATGTATGATCACAGCGGTGACAACATTGAACAAATCGAACTAGACTCAATGGACGATGGTTGGTACGGCGATTATGAGTACGATGGGTTTGAAGATGATGAACTTCAAGCATTTACTACAGAGTTAGAAGAAGCCGATGACTATTATGAATTCCTGGAAGAGAATGATTGGTACAATGACGAAACCGAAGCCTGGTTATCAGGTCCACTTGAAATCACCAAACAAGATTAAATAAGAATATGGAAAACTTTTCTTTTTATGACTATCTAATTATAGTATTTTGTTGCTGGTTTGTATACCGTGCTATTTTGGTATCTTCCCGACGAGCCGAACTTCGAGCAGAAGTTAGGAAAGAAATAAAAAATAACGTAGTAATAGCATGGTTAGAGAAACATAACGAAGGGTTGTTTTTATATAACAAAACAACATCTCAGTTTATTGCACAAGCAGTATCAGAAGATGAGCTTAAACTCAAATTAAAGCAAGCCTTCCCCAATATTGCGTTTATAGTTGTAGACCAGAACATGGCCAGTGAGTAAATAGTGTACTATGACTATGTTTGTCGACTACAATTTTAACTTACTCCCTAGCGGAAGTATAGCAATGGACCCGGAACTTACACCAGAACAAATAGGTGTTTCTAACGGAGATGTGTTTAGTGTTAGAGTAGGACATGATAATCGTATTGTTTTTGAAAAACAATCCGGCATTGTAAAATTTATAATTGAAGGAAAATCAAATGTCAACAGTAGTTTTTGAAATATATGTAAACAAAGAAAAAGTTGCAGAAGTAATTAAAGGAACAGCCGATCCATTTCAAGTAGCAAGAGACTGGATCAATGAACATGATCCTAATAAAAGCGACACTTCAAGTTTTGAAGTAAAGAAGGTAATTAGAGAGTAACGACGGAAGGTTGACTGAGTGGCTTAAAGTACTAGTTTCCGAAACTAGCGAAGGTTCTTAACAACACCTCCCAGGGGTCCGAATCCCCTACCTTCTTCCGTATGATATGTAGTAAGAGTTATTGCTGTATGAAGCAAAGAGAAAAGTGTTCTGGACGGGGGTGCGAATCCCCCCAGGTCCACCAAAAGGAAATTAAATGATCGAGGTAATAGTATTTGTCGCAGTGATGATAGTGTTGTCAGTGTGCGGTGTTAGTTATCTATACGGTCTCAATATCAAACCGCATCACAAAAAAGATGTGTAATTTTCTTTTGATGGGCCTGACCTAGATTCGACAGGGCAACAAGTAACAGAGTGGACAGCACGACAGCGATAGTCGTAAAAACTAAACAAAAGTAACCGCAAACGACTCACAGTTCGCATTAGCGGCCTAACAGCCACTTAGGGCAGGAAATGCCTCGTAACAGAAACCACCAGAAACCCGCTTCGGCGGGTTTCTTATATATAAATATACTATATGTTTTTAGCACACATCAATGATATCCCTCAGGGAAGTTGGAAAGTTCTAGAACAATTTCAGTCTAAAAAAACATTGCTAAATGTTGAAGGTAACTTTACATTACAAAGCAATATTTGTACGCATCAAGGTAGTCGTATACGAAAAGGTGCAGGAACAAACCTACATGCAGTTTGTCCATACCATGGCTGGAGTTGGGATAAGAATGGAACACCAAAAGGTAGCGGCACTGTGGGACACAGTACAGGATCCATGCCTTGCAAAAATAATCATCCTTTAACAACAGAGCCTGTATTTGAATGGAGTGGGTTCTTATTCACAGATCCTGTACCATTGGATAGAAATATCGTCGGCGACTATAAATTAGTAGAATATCGACAAGACGTAATTAAATCTAATTATGTTCCAATTATGGATTTATTTTTAGACATAGATCATATACCGTTAGTTCACCCCGGAGTATATGCTAAAATTAATGTACCTAATGTAGAAGAAATAACATGGAAGCGGTGGGATGGTGGAAGCGCACAATATGTCGTCGGGTCAATGACTGAAGAAACAGATTTTACTAAATTTATTAAAGGTAAAGGATTAGCGTACAATGCAGTATGGCTAGCACAATATCCAGGAACAATGTTTGAATGGCAACCTGGTGCAGTTTTTGTAATGATTAATGAACCAAAGTCAGACACAGAAACAATTAGTCATATTTTTAAATACAGAGATTTTAATTACCCAGAAGAAAATTGGGCAGTCAATGAACAAGTATGGGAAACTGCGTGGGCCCAAGATAAAGACCAAGCAGAAAATATGGAACCTAGTTGGAGAGACTGTAACCCTTTACATTTAGACCCGGAAAAACGTAACTATAGACAATGTCTTGCAAGATAAGTATGTTATGAACATAATTATATACACTCTTGTAGTAACACATATCACTATCATATGTGTTACTCTGTTTTTACACAGAGGACA